CACTTTGTAATGATCGCATAATGCCTCAATTATCTCACCTGTCGTTTTACGTCCCATTTTTTTGCGTACTTTTAAAATTAGCGTCATATCATTTTTTATTGAAAGAGCAAACCAACATCAAAAAAAGTGTAAGTGCATTTTTATCATTTACCACCGGTCTGTTGTACCATCACGTCGATGACATCATTATCCTCCATGTTTAATTTTTCTGGGGTAACGTCATCGTTTATTCTGTTCCCGTCGTAGAGAAACCGTACGGCACCCGGTGCAAAACCTTTTCTTTCGCAATACGCCTTCATCAATCTTCCCAAAGGTGTATCTTTACGAATTTTGAAAAACAGTTCTCCTCCGCTAGGATCGACAACACGCAAGTTGATACGATCGTCACTTAAGGGTTCTTCAACTTTAGTTTCCATTCTGCATACTTAAGTACATAAAACTACAAAAAACTTGAATTTTGTAGTTTTTCACTATTTCTCTTTATTTAGCGCATTACAAGACAAATATCGCCATCTAAAGGTGAACTAACTTTCGATGTGTTGAAATACTTGAAGTATATACAAAATCAGGATAAGAAGAGCTTTATTTTGCTTCGCTTTATGCTAATTCGCATATTTTCAAGAGAAAACCTTTGGTAACTATAGTATCGAAAACAAGTCTACATGCATTTTCGAATGGAAGATCATATCTCTTTCCTTCTAACATAAAAGTATGATTTCCGTGCGCATCACCTTCGGAATGATTCTGACTAAAGAGCGCATGTTGCATTTCGTGAACTAACGTACTTGCCGGTGTTTTACCTCCGAAAATATTCCATAATGGAGACTTGAGACGTAGATATCCCGTCGCTGATGTCACCGAAGATGTTGCAAGTATATTCTTAAATTCTTTCCACGACGCTACGTACCCATCCAACTCTTCTTCAATACTACCGTAAGCGAATGTAATGGCGTGTTCATCTTTCGAATAATACGCTGCAAAATGTCCTCTATCTGGCGTTACATTAATTTTCGGTGCACCCTTGGAAAAAGACAATCCATTCACGTCAAGTTTCTTTCCTATTGCGAAATACGCTTTTGCGATCATCGCCATAATCTTTTTAAATTCTTCAAGATTCCGCTGTGTAGCTTCTGAGATGACAACGTCATCCTCTGTCACTTTTTCAGACTTTTTTGTTACGAACCCTATACGATGTCCATGTTTCGTAGGTGGCGCGTAGTATTTCTCCAAAAACCAATTTAATATTAACTCTGTCGCTTCTGGAATCTCTGCATAACGTATATTGGCAGCGAAAAAACCATCTTCTGTTGTCGCTATGATACGTTTTAATATTTCGATGTCGCTTTTATTGATGTTTATACCCACCTTTTCGTAGTTCCGATGGTTAGCTTTTTGGTTCTTGTTCCATTCATTCATTAAATTTTCGTCTATCTTTCCCATATGACTACCACCTAAACCAGTCACTAAAGCAAAAAGCATCATTTTCACAGAATGCCAAATATCTGCAAGACTTGTATCTTTGTGTTTGAATACGCTGTTGAGAGTAATCGGAATCGAATGTGATTCGAAGAAACTATTGCCGTCAACCGCTAACTTCCTAGATCCCGAATAATTTTGGAATTGTTCTATTTCTCCTCTAGAGTTAGAATTGGGTAGGTAGGCTTCCAATACGTCAAACCGTTTTTCTACGATAGCCTTGTCGTACAACTTCCTTATTAAACATCTATACGTAGCGGACTTAATAAAGGAATTCAGTTCCGCGTCGGTATCTCTGGGTATCGAAACAAGACGATTACGCGATTGTGTCGCGTTGTAATATTTTTTGTTGAGGTCGATGACAACCCCATTTGCTAGATCAGAATTAAACATCTGACCGTATAGAGCCGTTAAGTAAGGCGATAGTAAACCCATAGGAACACCGTTTGTCAGTAAAACTGAAGGATATTGTACACCTGACGCTACGTAATAACATCGTCCTACTTCAGTCTCGTATAAATTTACGACATCTAGTGTGACTGTCTTACCATTGAGATCTATTCTTGATGGGATAAATGAGAGCTGAGATTGCGTATGAATAGAACCTTCCATCGCCAAAGATACTTTCTGTTCTAGTGTTAACACATTTGACAAGTTTACTGTGACAAGAGTACCTCGTTTCTCGACGACATCATTCTCTGGTATAGAGATTTGATACCGAATATCAAGCACTCTTGCGTAAGATTTAACGTCGGGGCTAGGAATGAATAGAGGATCAAGAATTGGCGTGGCAACTATTTCAATATCGTTTGACACAATACTCACGTACGCGCACCAAGGTTGACGATAGATGTTAAATAATCCTGTACCCATCTCTCCTGTCGTAATGAGAGAGCCACTCTTGGAACTAAGAAAAGGGATTAGTAAACTCAAATATGCAGAAGGAGGAATACCTACTGTATCTCCAACAGATATCGCATCTTCCGTAATAACGATATTTACGAAATCTTTTTCGTAAGAAGGGTTAGGTTGTGATGCGTGTAAAACTCTTATAGCGTCAACGGAATTTTGAACTAATTCGGTCAGTACGCTATCTACAAAAGGTTTGGAAGTGCCTTCGTTGGCTGCGATCTGTACCATTTGGAATTGTTGCTTGCGTGTTTGGTGAAAAGTCCATGATTCTACTCTCTGTAAAAATGACAACAGATCTGCGTTTGTAGATATACCCATTACGACACTATTATTCTCTGAAAATGTGTAATCTATCAACTGATTCGCGGTGATGGTTACTGTTCTACACCCTGATCTCGAACTACAGCCCGAAAGAAGTGGGTGTCCCATAGGTCCTTGTCTTGCATAGATCATACACATACGAAGCGTATTTTGCAACGGGATAAAAAACGATGCGTCGTAAAAATCTCTATACTCGGTCCTATTTTCGAACGTGTGGTTGTAATTTTTCCATGTATCCATAAACTCGATGGAGTACTTGATACGCACTTCGGAAAAGATCATATCGACCCATCTACTCACATCATCAACCTCGTCATAATTTCTAAGAGAATATATATAACGGTACATCACCAACGCAACCAAAGAACCTTCAAATCCTGTAATGCATTTGCGCGTAATTTGGTTGGCAAGATCGACCAATTCCCGTAATGGGAACTCTTTTCCCTCGTATGTTGTTTGATTATAAGGTCGGTGTGCTTGTTGCATGCAGGATATCAACGCTTTTATCGTAAGATCTTGAAAATGGAGACCGTTTACAAAAGTAAAGTGCTTGATAGCGTGTCGCCCTTCAAATTTGCAAATATAGAGAGATTGCAACAACGCATCATTGAAAAGGTCATCACGACGTTCTATTTGATCGAAATCACTCGAACTGAAATTTCCTATTGTAGAATGTATTAGAAACTCTTTTGCCAAAGAAGGCCAAAAAATAGGAACATAATCGTATACCAGCGTCATCTGACCTCCGTATACGCAATCAATATTAAGCGACGTAAAGTATGCGATGAGTAAACTAATATATTCCTCAATGAATCTTGAGTGGGCGCTTGTGGTCGTCATGTCTGATGAAGATGAAGAGAAACATGTTATTACACTCGAAGATGGTGAAGGTGAATGATATCGTTGTAATACGAGTTTCAATGCATTCAATACAGCAGTTAATATCATGTGACTGCCTATTGAAGATGAAGAATGGAATCCTTGATGCGCAATTCGAAGATCACCAAATATTTTCACATGGTTGCTCGACAAACTACCCGCAAATGCGAAAATAGCCGAAAAAAGTGTACGGATCAACGTTTCATATCGTTTGTGTATTTGATTCAGTTTATATCCAGCCTTGTAATTAGGATCTATCAAACAACCACCTATGAAGATATACGCTTTATTGATACCGAGTTGATTGCAAAGGTCTAATGCGCGATTGCGAACGTTTACCACGACATCAGGCAATTTTTTATAATATTTTAAAATGATGTAGCGCGTACGTTTATACGTCAGTAAAAACCTTAGAGATAGCAGTAACCTTATAGGAGATAACTTAATGATGTTCTCAAATACGAGCAAGAGATCTTTATACGAATCCACTTCATGTAAAACGTACTGTTGAATGATGGAACTGTCTGGATCATTATACATTATGCCATACTGTCTAAAAATAAAATTTGAAGTGAATCCGTCGGGTATTTGAAATATCTCCACGCCTTGTACTATCGCAAAGTCTACTAAATACTCTGAGCCGCGGTTGAGTACGGTACTCAGGAATTCGTCGTTATTTTCTATAAGATATTGAAGCAATTCGTACCCTGCCTCTTTTACATGATCCTTCATCACAATCACATTACCATCCTTATATTTTTCGTATACATCTATCATACTATTATATAATTGCGCTGTTTTCGCAGCAAAGTCATAGAAGCTTGTAGCTTCATGATGCAATCCCTTATACTTTGCGCATTTCGCCGCAATCTTTCCTGTACGATCCCCTGGTATTCCATTTTCAAGAGATAACGCTACCTGCACATTTCCAGGGCGTGAAATACCAGCATCGTGTACAAAAAATTCTTTGAAAGATTCTGGTATGTAAGATCCCCAATAACTATTCCACATATCGTCTAACGTGCTATCTTGTTCTTTGGCATCCTCTAAAATTAGTCTTGGCGTAGTTGTGATGATGTTCGCTATCAATTCTGGTATTGGCAGATTCTTCCACGCTAATGGAAAGAACAACAATGAGGGAACGCCACCATTAAGACAATTGGTAATGCCCGATACTGGGATAATGCGTATACCCTTAATTAACTTCTTGCCGTAGTTTCCATGAAGAGTGTCACACAACCTCGATACTTTGGTTGTAATCTTCTCCAAGGAGCAGCCGCTAAACACTACTGCATTATACCCTGTAAAGTTTTCGTTAACTATTTTCGCAAGAATTTCGGTAGGAACAAATAGCGCTACATCCTCTTTGGACTTGATATAATCTAGTGTGTCAGTAATCAGGGTGTAGGCGGCAGGTTGCCCACTGTAATCCGCATATTTTTTCAATGACTTTATAAAGAAATCCAAAGAGTAATTTTGAGTGGTGTTTTTGGTGATGTAGTCAACAAGATTCCTAATTTCTCCTAAGAAGTTTCCGTAATTGAGAGAACCATGGGTAAGAATGACGTCGTCGCGACTTACAGGAAGGGAAGTAGTAATTGGTAAACTAATGATGTAGTCAAATCTATTTAGATTGTAGTAATCCTCTTCTGGATTACCGATCGTTCTAGGTCCCACCACTACAATATCACCTACAGTGATTACGATACCTCCGTAATCTTGGTATTTTTCGATGCGTGAAGGGCGTATTGAGAGTACAATCTGAGACTTTGTAGTAAGCGTTTTGGTACTCAAACTCGGCGCTAATAAAGACCCAAAAAATACAGATTTGGGAATACCTTCCGCAAAATCGTCTACGATAAATATGCCGTAACGGTCAGAATCGCGAGTTGCAAAGCTTATGTTCTCACGATAAATGATCGTGTTCGTAGGAGATTCGATGCTATTCAAAATCTCTTGACTCTGTATCATAGGATCGACCTTGATGATTACATCTTGTACGTATCTCAATTTGGAGATCTGTGCCTTGAATAAGTTCAACACTTCAGCCGCGTATCCGCTAACATAAAGTTGAATAGAAGTACCGTGAGGACGATGAAAATAGGGTAAAGGACTTTTTTCAAGCTCTGCACGAGAAACATTTTCGTGATAGTCGCACCACAATTCGTCGTCCTTGGCATATATGCCTGCCATATAAGGAAGCTGTCCTGGGAGAGTAGAAACAATCACTAACTTTGGAGGAAAAGCGCTGCTGGACGTCTTGTTGAGTACCCACCAAAGTATACTCATAAATCCCATACCGAACTTACCGATGGAAGGAGGAATCTGTTTTCCAGATTTAACAGCATTCATCCTACGATACGAATCGATAGAGTTAGTTAAGAGCTCCATAATCGATTGAGAAGGATCCGCAAAGATTCGCGTCGCTGCTACCTTAACAAGATTACTTGCGATAGTATACGCTCTTGCACCACATGAAGAACCCGCATCTTTAAGTTCGCGCTCTATGAATTCTTGTACAGTGCCCTTGAATTGTCCACAAACTAAACTAGTGATTTGAAAAGTGAATTTCTCTATAGATTCGGGAATTACAGAAGAAGTTTCCGCGTCAGAACTTATATTGGAAACTGCTAAAGTAGCAGTTTCCACAGCTTCATCGGAAAGTTCTTTAGCAATCGAACTTTGAAGTTGTTGCTTATTCTTGAAGATAGAGGTGATGACGTTGCGCCTATTGTTCCTATTTTTGGGATCTGGTAAAGTTTCTATAGTGCGCTTAATGCATTCATCAAAATCCGCTTTGGTAATGCCATAACGACTAATAATCGTACTGACCATTTCGCCCATGGGTACAGTTTTCCCGCTCATTTTTTATTACTATATAAGTTCGAGTTAAGAAGAGCTACAATTTCTTTAAATTCGGATAGATGCCTCAAAAAATAGTTCTATTTCACTTTAGTAATGGTGAAATGCTTCGAGTATAATAATGTATCTAATGCTATAAGTCTCTGTGAGTATACCATACGAGTTCAGGATAAGAAGAGCTTTATTTTTGTATACGTTTAGATACGTGTTAGTACTTCGAGGATCTTCTTACCTGGAACTTGTATATATACGTATAAAAAATGACTTCTTATCTGGAACTTGTATATTTTCTTTATGTGTGGAAGTATGCCTGTCGTAATTTCGTAATTTCGTAAAATTTTGTATGCACTATACACATACAAAAAAAATCCATTATATTTCTTGTGCAATTTCACAGATCTTATTCCAAAGACCTTGTGTTACGAGATAGTCGTATACATTACTACAAGATACTTCAAAAGGAGTAGTATACTCTATCCCTCCTAGCGCGTAGGTATGCGTACCATGAGAGTCTGAAGAATCGTGACTTGAACTAAAAAGTGCGTGTTGTAATTCATGAATGATTGTTGAAGCGGGAACTAACCTCCCCACAAATTTATAGAATGCCGCATGCGTTTTGGCGTAGACGATAGCTGACGCAATACCTTCATTTCGTATTTTATCCTTGAAAATGTTCCATGACGAAACGTAATTTCCTAATTCCCTTTTTGTGTTGTTGAAATTGATGGTGATGGCGTGATCAAACCTATTATAGTGTGCAACAATCGACGATATATTGGGTGATACGATAACCTTAGGAGGTCCTTTGTTAAAAGCTAAACCAGAAGTGGTCTTATCATTATTCCCTACAAAATAATAGGCTGAACACACCACGCCGACAATTTTTATAAGCACTTTTATGTCCTCCACTTCCTTTGGAGTTATGACTAACTTGCCTGAAGTACTAGTTACGTTAACTTTACCAGATGATTTAGTCGTCTTTGTCTTGGTTCCCACAGCAAATTGTTGTTCTTTTAGAATCTCACCAAATATTTTACCTTTGAACCACATCATGACTAGATCCATCGCATCTTTCGGTATCATTTTAAACTTATAGTCTCGAATGTACTCGAGATGTCTATCATCCAAGGGAAATCCTTCAACGCTTTCATCCTTTATGAGTTCGCGCCATCCTACTATAAATTTATTTGTCGTGACGTAGTCGTCATTCTCTAATTCTTTTAGGTCGCCGAGTATAACTTGAAATATGCGATAAAAAGATATGAGGCATTTGCCTGTAATGCTAACTGATGCATTACATAGCGCATTCATTCGAAAGAACGTTATTCCGTTTAAAAATGGTTTGTACGCATTGTATCCTACAAAATTGCGAAATGATACGTTAGAAGTCGCATTCGGGAAATAACTTTCCATGACGTCCATCCGGTTTTCATTTACCACCTTATTGTATATTTTCCTGACGAGACACTTATATACGCCACATTGAAGAAAATTCAAAAATAAATCGCGATTGGGATCATCTTCTGTAAGTATGAGTCTGTTACGCGATTGCGTTGCTTGGTAAAATTCTTTGTTTAGATCTATTGCTATGCCAGATTCGATGTCGGGATTGATTTCATCTTTGAATAGTTGAGATAAGAAAGGAACCAGAGGGCCAATGGGAATGCCATTGGTCAACAAAATTGATGGAGACGTGATATTTGTGATGTAACATGCTCCTACATTTCCTGATATAATTTTAGTTTTGGCGATGTTTACACGATCTCCATTCAAAAACAGAGGATAATCTATATAGGCTAGTTGATTGCGTGTGTGAATGGCACCTTCCATGACAAGTGATATTTTTTCTGAAGGAGTTAATTTATCCGATAAAATGATGGTTATATTTGTGCCTTGTCTCTTAACTTCCGGGGGGTGTACCGAATAGATCACGTCAACGACCCTATTGTTTTCCACGATAGGTCTTGCATTAATATGTACCTTGCCCGACAAAATTTCTACGCTTCCACACCACGGTTGCCTGAAAACATTGTAGAACCCAGTTCCCATTTCTCCCGTCATGGCTTCATCCCCGGTTTTTGAACTTAAAAAGGGAATCCAAAGGCTTAAGTAGGCGGAAGGAGGAATACCTATAGGATCTTTTACGCATATCGTGTTCTCGGTAATGTCGATGTGCACACTTCGATCTAAATTGCCAGAACCGCGTATGGCGTCTACTGAATTTTGTACCAGTTCCGTAATTACACTTTCAATATAAGGCTTTGATGTTCCTTCGTTTGATGCGATCTGTACTATCTGCAATCTCTCCTTCCTTGTATTGTGAAGCGTATGCGCAGATACCTTCTCTAAGTAACGAAAAAGCGAAGAGAATTTGGTTATTTTGTTTTCTTCTGGAGATCCAGACTTCAATGAAAATATGTAATCGATCAGTTGGTTTGCTGTGAAAATGACTCTGTTATCTTTGTGGTGTGTGTTACCGCTCTCTACAAAAGATGACGATGTGATAGGAGACGTAGATATTTTGTGGTCCATACACATACTTAATGTTCTTTGCATGGGCAAAATATAAGCTTCGGTATATTTCGATGTGTATTCGCCACCATTATTGTGAGTATGATTATAGTAGATCCATCCTTTCATAAATTCGTGTGGGTATTTAGTGCGTGTTTCCGTGATCATCATGTCGATCCAACCGATTATATCACCTAACCTATCGATTATTGATAAGTGAGTGTGAATGTATCCGAATACGACAAATGCTATAATGGATGCTTCAAACCCAGTCTCTGCCTTGTCTACGATGCTTTGACCGATTTCAATAAGCTTTCCAAAGTAAGGCTTCGCCTTTGAATTGGATATAATTTTGTTTATCCAACGTGACACTGTCGATAACGGAAAATGGATTGCGTTTAGGAATGTAAATGTTTTGACAGGAATGCGTTGTTTGTAAGATGATATATCGATACAAGTCCACAAAGATTCGTAAAGCATCTTATCCGTCACTTTCAGAAGACGATCTATATTTACAGGAGATGTGTCTATTTGCGTGACCTTAAACAGCGGGTCATAGTAATCGGACGTGAATATAAGCGATGTAACGCTGCCATAAACAGAATCAATTGTTATCGTGGTAAAATATGCTATTAGACGGTTGATATAGTCACGCATTAACACTACGTTTACAGGCGAATGATGTCTGTTTTTTATGATGGCTAATAAGCTGAATATTGTGTTTAACATGAGTACGATGCGAAAACCATCATCTTTTACGAATCTGATATTCTGTTGGTTTGATGCTTCTGTAAAGTACGTGTGGATACGTACAGTATCTAAACTTAGAGTAAATGAATAGACGGCCAAGAAGAGTGGATGGATAAGATCGTCAAACTGACGATAAAATGCATTTAAGACATAACTTCCGTTTTCTTTGACACAAAAATTGTTTTTGAGTATGTAGGTTCCCCAAAAATTATTCCACACCTTCGTTATACTACTCCCACCTACTCCTTCCAAAATTAACCGTGGTGAAGTAGTTACTATTTTAGTAACTAAATCTGGATCGTTTTGCCACTCGGTCGGTACGAAAAGACATGACGGTATACCCGCATTTGTAGGAATTTTAATGTTGGCAGGGAAAATTCTTATTGCTTTGACGATATCCCGTCCCCATGTTCCTATTTTCTTCTCGAAAAGGTTGATTATGCGCGTTGTCGTTATTGAAAGGGAGCATTCTGAGTATACGGATACAACCATTTCAGGAAACTCTGTTAGTATAATATTGCGTAACGCGCTTTCTGGGACGAATATTACAGTCTCTTGCATCTCTAAATATTTGATATATCCTTTCAAGTCCTTGATAATGAGGTAAATAGCAGGTTGACCACTATACTTTGCATAAGATTGTAGTGATCTGAAAAGAAAATCGATGCTTGGCAATTGATCCGAGACTCCTCGTATAGAACGCGTTGCAACACAATTATCAACTATTTTGAGTAGCTCATTGAGAAAATAGACTTGGGTAAACGAACCCGGTGTTAAAATAATATCATCTCTAGATACAGGTAATGGTGTATCGATAGGAAAACTTATTACGAAATGCGTCCGTAAAATATCTTTACGGACTGTTTCAACATTGGGATATGGATCTTCCAACATAAAAAAATCGATTATTGTTACATCCCCTACAGTAATTACGATGCCTCCGTGTAAATGAGGTACAGGTGGTATTCCGATGTGAGATTTTCGAATTTTATAAGGAGCAGATTTCGCGGAAAGTGTTTTAGTACTAAGGCTTGGAGATAACAATGGCCCGAAGAACACTCTACGAGGTATTCCTTCCGCAAAATCATCGACTTGGTTATGCAACGCATTTTCATGTAAATTAGAGTGATATAAGATAGTCATGCCATTTTCGACTGCATTTTTGTAATCTTCGGGTTGCGGTTGAAGTTTGATCTTAACATCTTGAACGTAAAGCAGTCTGTAACTTTGTCTCCCAAAAGATGTGTAGATTTCGTGGGTGGCATTTGTAAGTATAAAACTAATATGGGTGCCATGAGTTCTGGGATAGGGATTGATTGCTCTTACAAGTTCATCGTGCCTAATGTCGTCATTATAGTCGCACCACAGTATTCCGTTTCTTGCATATATGCACGCTGAGAATGGTTTCT